GGTAAATACCCACTTAGAACAAATGACAAGAGAGTTAGTGAAGTAATCACAGGTGGGTCTGGTAATACAGGTATCATTATACATGGCACATTAGGGGCTTCGTCGGATGAGAATTTCTTCGTTGACTTACCTTTTTATTTCTACAATCACCCAGAACTTGCCATACCCTTGTGTGCTATCAAAAAACAAGAAGTAGAAATTGAGTTTAAGCTTAGGGAGGCACAGGATATGATTGTATCAACGAGTGGTGATTATCAAACATTGACATCAACATTACATGTAAAAGATTTTAAACTATGTAGTGAGATTGTATTTTTGGATAATTCTGAAAAACGTAAAATGGAAAAGATGAAAAAGGACTATGTGATTACACAGATACAACAAAACGTTTATGATGTTGGAGCTGGTGTTAACGAGGCGACGTTTAATCTCGATTTAATAAACCCTGTCAAAGAACTTTACTTTGTAATTCAGCGCCAAGGTAGTAATGTAAATGCTGGATCGTATAATTCGAACCCCACCATAGCAAATAGTAACTATCAGGGTAATTTTGTGACACCATTTGACTATGACAATACATCTATAACTGCAAACAATAAGCGTATACTTTACGAAAATCTAAACTACCTCACACTTTCATTTGATGGTGAGGATATAATTACACAGGATACAGGTAATGTAATCTTTCTCAAGGCGGTACAAGCGGCTATACATCATTCCAAAACACAACTCATCAGGAGATTCTATTCCTATAGTTTTGCTTTACAACCAGAAGAATGTTACCCAACAGGACAAGTAAACCTAAGTAATGTAAAAGAACAGAAACTTTACTTAAATCTCACAGATTGTCCCGATTTCGCGAGACAGATTAAAGTCTACGCAGTAAATCATAACATTCTTCGTGTACGTGAGGGAATTGCGCAAAGTCTTTTTAATCTTAAATACTAAAGATGAATATGCAAACTGGTTTTGGTGGGGGAGGGGGTGACAGTATGATGGAACAATACATTGAAACCATGACTAACCTCATGTTACCTGTTATAGAAAAAAGCACTTTACTTGCAGCCGAATACTCCAAAGCATGTGGAAGAGATACACTTCTCTCTGAAGATATGAAATATGCGATGAGATACTGTGTCATGTATACAGTTGGAGAAACTATAGGTCCTTCGTTTCCAGATATTTACGATGAGGTGGAGTCAGATTATTCAGACGAAGAAATTGATGTAGATTCACTAGAAGACTGTCCGCCGTTTGAACGATATTCAGGGAGTGATCCTGTATTTCTCCGTGTCAACGAAGCCTATGACAATTGGGATGTGTGGGTGCCTCAGAACCCGACAGAAGAGTTGTTAAAAAATGCTGTTAATAGTAATGAGCACATGGGAACCTGATGGTTGGAACTTTGATGATTCGAGTCTAAAATTACATTTATATGGTAATTCAGATGATTCGGATGGTAGTAGCTCGAGTGGTGAGATATCAGGCGACGATCAACTCTTCTCAAACTCTAAAAATATTAAGAAAACGCGATACAAAAAAATCGATAAGGAAGAATTATTACCAGAATGAATAATTTTCGTGGTATATAGTATATTACTCACAATGAAGGCGGCTATGCAAACTGTCACCCTAGTTACTCAGGAGCTCGAAACCCAATCTCTTAACGCGATTGTCGCCGGTTTCTCCTTCGCGGCGGCGCTGTCGTGGATGGATGTTGTCCGTTTCATCATCAGCCAGGTCATTAAGGTACCCAAGAACGGTGGCGCTCAGTACGCTCTCACCGCGGTTCTCACCACTCTGCTTTCCATCGCGGTCTACATGATGGTCTCCACCGTCTCTACTCGCGTATCCAAGCCAGCTCAACCAGTCTATGCGATCACTCGCTAAGCGGTGGTGAGCTTCCTTTCATAAGGAACATCAACAGTATACCAATGAAAACAATAATTCCAATGTAAATAAATACTTCTCGATTATAAAGAACCTCACTTTCGGGCTTCTTTACTTTCTCTGTAATTTCTTTTCCCTTCTCACCTTTCTTTTTATCGAATTTATCAATAGGAACTTTCGTTAAACCTTCCAACTTATTCGTAGAACCCTGTATTTCAAATTTCAATATATGATCTTGATTTCTGAAATCATAAGGAATAAGTCTTCCATGGCTCATGTAGAAAAATTCAATCTTAAGTTCATCTATCAATTTTTGTGGACCCGAATGAAAATGGTGTACGATTGAATCATCTGAACCATTTACATTTATAAATTTAGTACCATCGAGAAGAATATGACCTGTATAAAAGGGTGTAGAGGTATAGATAGATTGTGTAAACTCATCAGAACCAGCTGTAACCTTTAGTACTAAAGAATTTGGTCCAACGAGATTAATAGCACCCGATCTGAGTACCTTATCGACTGATGTGTGTGTATTAGACGTAAATCCTAACACTTGGTGTGGTGTTGTTAATAAAGACGATTTATCTGAATATCCATTCGTTCCATCTAGGAACTCAAATGTAAAGTTATGAGTTCCAGCTGTTGTATTTGAGAATATCAAACTATCTGTGTCTGAATCAAACGTAACAGTGTCAACGTTACTATTCGGTGGAGCCAATTTCGTGTCTAAATCTGAAGCAAGTTCTGTACCAGTTGGGTAATTCGTTTCATCTAACGTAAAATCGGTTCCATTCACACTAAAAGTCTTATTTGTAGCGCAAGTTATCAATTGGGGTGTGGGGATACGAGCAGACACAAGTTTAAACTGTGTAACGTCGTAAATTGGATTTTTTAAACGAACAACGTAATTATTCGCGTGGAGATACACATTCGATTCACGCTGACTACTATCTATATTAAGTGTATGAACCTTCATTAAAATACGGGTATAATATTTTAATGATTGTTTTCAACAATCTAAATCGACAACTTAACGATAAAGGGCATGGGAAAGGGGGTTGTTCTGCAATTGTTTCGAAGCAATATCGAGACGCCTGGAGTTTGGGTTTTCATTACCCTTGTAAGGGTTGAGTTGATGGAATGTTTTGGACTGGTATTGTTGGGTCCAACCACCGTTTGCAGCGTTAACACGTCCATCAAGACGGGTAGTATCACTCCTGACTGCGGTAAGTGCACCACCTTGCTTCAAGGCACTCTCCCTAACATTCATGCGACCAGCATTACCCATACGGTTTGGTTTACCACGACGATCTTCGGGTCGGAAACCATACTTCATCAACTCTTCGTTAGTCTTGGCGGTAACCTGACTCGCAACACCACTAGTGTACGCACCATGGAAACTATGAATACCGGGTGCTGGTTGGTTGTTATACTTGTATTGTTCGTCATTGCGATCAGCCTTGAATCGGGTAGGATCTTGGGCTAAAGTTTGTGCTGATACCAGACGTTTAGCACCATTGTAACCCAAACCATCGTTACGTGTACCGGTTTCGGAACGGTTAGTGGTTCTTTTGGTTCGTTCATGCTCGTTGCGTGGTACAACACCTGTCATTCCCTGGGCGCGTCCAGCCATGGTAGGTAATCGAGTTGGGAGATATGTCGTTGTCTCAGGTTTGTTATGTGTCAACTGACCCACCTTAGCGGAACGCCCACCAGTGATGTCGGCAGCTGGACCACTACGCCCTGGTAAAGTTGTTAAACGGTATTCACCTACATTGATAGGGTTAACCCTAAACATTTGTTGGTAGCCACCGACAGCTGGTACATTTGAGTCAACACCCAAACCTGGACCAACCAATTGTTTTTCCACTGGGGAAAGATTGTTCATGCGCCCATGGTCGAACATACGACCACGCATATCGAGAACTTCCTGACCACTACTCCTCTGTTGACGGCTAATATCCGCGAAATTTTCCATCTCCTTCTTGGCAGGAACTTCCACACGGGAAACAAAGTTATTTTCCTTAAATGGTGGAGGGATTGCAGGTCCTGCCCCGTCATTCGCTAATACAACTTTCGCTTCTGGGCTGTATTTTTCAGTTTTAGAATTAGTACTTAACGTTCGTCCAGCGTAAACGAGACCAGCTATAGCTAACATTGATATAGGATCAGCCATTCTTATTTCTTACTGACATTTTTATTAACATACCTTTTCTGGAAAAGGCCATTTTGGAGGTCCGCGCGGGTACTCGCAGGTTCATATTTCATGGAACGGAGGGGGACCTTGCATTCCGTGTTTATAAGAGGGAAGAGATTACGTTCGTATGTTTGAACGATAGTCTTGTTGAAACGGGAAGTGGATTGGGGTCGGAGTTCATCGGAAGTGTCAATGTATTTGGCGGGAGCACCCTTACCAGCCATGTAGGGGGCAGTGCCGTATAACATCGTATTGGGCCGAGAACCATTATTCAAGTGGCTGGGCTGAGGGTAAACGAAAACTTCATCGGTAGCTCTCACGGAGGGGAGAGCACCTTTATTGTCGACAATAGAAAGACCAGGTTGGAGCTGATACGCCATTTATTATTACATGAGAATATTAATCTAAGCTAGACTGTTCCACCATGCATTCCCGACCTTTTGTCTCCATTTGACCCTAGACCTGAGAATGCATTTAACTGAACCCCTCTCGCATTGGGATCACACGACCCCCCATCACTCTTACACATCTTCTTATCCTTCGCGCCATACAACCACTCCGCAAACTTTGTCTGATCGCCTGGAATTGTTGACACTGGGGCGGTAACAAACTGACGCTCAAAAGCATTACGCTTGTGAACCGGTAAAGTGGAACGAGAACGCCCCGAATCATATGAAATTTGGTCGCTACTGAATTTCTTAATCAAGGGTTGCGCTGTCGCATAATAACACGCCTCCAACCTATTTGGGGCGTCGGTATAATCACTCATCAACACATTGGCGAGAGGATTCTCCTTCGTTGGTTTTTGACAAGTTGCATTTTCTTTAGTACCATAAGGCTCTTTGATAAGTTTTGCCTTATACATGACATACATGACCGAGAGAACAGTAATACCTAGAACGAATACACGTGGGTCACGGCGGATAACAAAAAGGAGACACGTGGCATAAATGATAAACCGTGAAGCCGCATTGATCCGATCTTCTGGTGTTTGTTTACTATTAGGCCAGAAGTCTAAAATTTTTTTATTATTGACAAGTTGTGTAAGATCTTCAAACCAAACTTTCATTTAATATAGATGAGGTTTATTTTTTTGGGAGACCACCCAACATACCAGACATGCTTCCCATCATTTTCATCAATGCATCCTGATTAATGTCACCACCGCCATCATTTTGTATCTTATCCGCGCATTCCTTAGCCATAGCCTCAATTGCATTTAAGGTATCCTCGGGTACAGATTGAATGGTAGTACCTAGGATGTAGAGTGTCTGAAGATACTGCCAAACTGCATCCTTCGTACTTTCCTGCATGTGCTTCCAAAGCTTTTTCATATCAATCTCGTTGAGGAAATCGATGTTTTTAGAATCCTTGAGAATAAATTTCTCATCCTTGCCTGAAATCTTGTCTGCGTATGGGGTCACACTCTTCATAAACCCATCAACAAGGAGACGGGGTGAAGTGCTTTTAATAAGATCAAATGACGTAAGCATTTTCTTGATACTTTTTTCCTCTGGAAAAGTCTTGTGCAATTCCACAAGAAATTGTCCCATCATGTCATTAAACGCAGTAACGGAAGCCATTTTCTTAATAGTAAGGTGTAATCTTTAAGTTTAGAAAGGATCATTAGAAATTACCTCTTTTTGACCTAACCCATTGAGTACGATCACGTATACGAGAATCGCGACGAGTACGGCTGGTTTGGTGTATTGGTTTAGTTCTAATTTTCCTTCGTTGTTCAAATACGCTTTGAGATGAATATAACCAGCTGTCGTACCACCGGCAATTAAAGCTGCGTACACTGGGTCGCGTAAATAATCGGAGAGTTCCATTTAATTATACCTGGGATTTTTTGTACGATACTCTGGTGCGTCACCAAATAATACATCATCTTCCGGTTGGGCCACTGGTTCCACTGGCTCCATTGGAGGCTCTTGTGGTGGTTCAGATGTTTGAACGGTTGGTATGGTTTTAAACTCATTCTCGAAATTTTCGGGTTCGTGCTCCTCCATGGGTTGCCCTTCCTGGAGTTCTTCTGGTGTTTGCTCCATAGCGGCACCGTCTGGTTCCGGAATCATTTCCTCCTCTTGTCCTTCGAAGATATCAGGGTCCTCACTATCCTCTACGTCACCATCCAAATCGATGTCCCTAGAATCCTGGGACATGTACGTTTGAAGAATCTGCTGAACGGGGATCAATTCTTTTACCGAATTTTCAATCGCCAAGCAAAAACGAATAGTCAGTTTTTCATCCCTGTTATAAACGCTTAGATCTTCGTGGAAAATGTAGGGATCCCTGTAAAGATCCTTGGCGATATTGTTGTAACACGTTTGAATGAAAACTTCATTTGTTGGGAGTTTGAGAGATATCTTTTTGTT